GGATTAATGGATTATTGAAAAACTATTCAAATATATATAAAAATATATTTATCTAAAAAATATATTGAATAGTTTTTTCAATAATCCATTAATCCACAAATCCACAATTTTAATATGAAGTTAAAAAACAGTAAATGAAAAAATTATAAATACGCTGGTATGTATAAAATATACATTTATACTAAAAAGAATATAAAAAATGAAAATAAAAAAAAATATAACGTGTTAAATACAGAAGGGTAAAAAAAATCAAGATGGAAACGATAAACGAACCATTGTATGACTATATTGTAAAAAAATGTTTAAAATTTGAGGAGATAAAGAATGAAGAATTAAAGAAGATATATATAAGAATAACATTAGAATTAAAACTGGAAAAGTTTGATTATAAAGGAATGTTTAAATATATGATAGAGAAGGAATATATAAGTGGGTTTGAAAGATTATACAAGTATGATAAAGAAAGATTTGAAGAGATATTTGAACATTATTACGATATGACGAATTTAGTAGAGAAAGAAAAGTATAGAATGGTGAGATGGTTATATAAAAGATTTGGAATTAATAAACTATCAAATTGGAAGGCACCGGAAATAACATATTATTTAGTAGAGAAAGATAAATACGAAATAATAAGGGAGATATATAAGAAATATAAAGAGGAGGGGATATTAAAATACAAAGTAAAAGAATATACAATAAAATTATTATTAGAAAAAAGGAAATATGGAATGATAAAATGGTTGTATAAGAAATCAATAAAGGATGGATGGAAGATGGATAAAAAAAATTTAGAAAAGATATTAGAGGATGGGAATAGTGGAATGATAAAATGGTGTGATGAGAAAAAGATAATAGAGGATTATAAGGGAGTTGTAAAAGGAGGAGCAAGGAAAGGGAATATAGAAATATTAGAATGGGTGTGGAAAAGATATGAAGGAAAGAAGGAATTTCCAGAAGAGGAGATAATAGAGAATGCAATTGAAGGGGGACATTTATCAGTGTTAGAATGGTATTATGGAAAAGTGAATAAATGTTGTTTTAAAAAGGAAGATATAAATAATATAGCAAAGAATAAGAATAATCGTATAGAGATTTTAGAATGGATATATAAAAAAAATGGAGAGATAGAATATGATGAAGAGACAATAGACATAGCATTAAGAAATGAGAATGTAGAAATTTTAAAATTTTTTTATTATAAATATGGAGAATGTATATATGACAAAGAAAACTTTAGTGGTTTATACCAAGATTATGATGCAGATTTTACATATTGGTTATATATAGAATTTGGATTTAAAACAGAATATTTAGATTGTATAGATTTTGAAGATAATAATACAATAATTGAGATGAAAAATAAATATACGTGGGGATTATGTTATGATTATTATCCGGATGGTATGAAAATAGAGAATTGTGAAGATGAAGATGAATATGAATATGAATATGATGAAGATGATGAAGATTTTGATTATGACAATCCTCCTGAGGATACTTAAAAAAGAAAAAAATATAACTAAAAGAAAAATAAAAATATCAAGAACTTTATTCTTGATATTTTAATAAATTATTTTAAAAAACATAAATATTGAATAAATATAATAAATGACAGGAAAATGTGAAAAAGTAATATCAATACCACAAATGGGAGGGACGTGTTGGTTTAATGCGATATTAATGGCGACGTTATATTCGCAGAATATGAGGAGTTTATTAAGGAATCAAATAAAGAAGATGACAAAAGAAGAAAGGGAGGACATATTCATGAAAACATTTATAGATGTAATAGAGTCGCAATATTTTGAAGAGGAGAATATACAGGAGGATGAAATAGCGGAGAAACTAGGATTGTATCCAGAGGACATATTAAGTTTTTTAAATAATGAAGACAAGGATATGTTTTATTTTGATATTGACGAAGAAAAAAGAAAAAGATCAGAAGGATATTATCCGGATTTTTATTTTAATAGGTTTTTGACATTTTTCAAAATACCATATACAAGAATAATAATGGTGGATTATTTTAGAGAGAGGAATAATTATTATATATCAAAGACATATTATAATGAATATAAATATCGTTATTTAGTATATGAAGAGGAATATAAAAAATATCCAATGTTAGAAGATATTGAACATTTATATAAGAAATTATACAAGAATTACAAGAGTGGAAATTTTGACATAATAATAATAAATACACCAATTGAAGACGATTATGAAGAATACGATGAATTAAATGAGTTTTTTAAAAAATACAAGTTAGAACCATTTGAAAGAAAAGAAAGAATAAAAGTATCAGAGAAAACGATGATATTAGATAGTTTTATATTAAGGAATTACAATTTCAGGGAGTGTAAAAATGGGCACGCAATAGCAGGGATTACGTGTAATAATAGTAGATTTTTATATAATGGATGGACAATAGATACAAAAGATCCGGCGAAAAGAAAAAGTAAAAATGAAGAAACGAAAAAAAAGAAAGGAAAGAATTATAAAAAACATCCGTGCCCATTAACAAAGTATGATTGGTTTAAGCCGGATGACGATTTATCATTTTGTTTTTTGACGGATGAATGCGAGACATTGTTTTTTGATGATAGAAGAGAAGATTTTGACCCAATAATAAACGCAGATGTGTGTTTTAATGTAAAAAGAGGAGTAAGAATGTATGTATATATAAATAAAGATAAAATAAACCCAACATATATAGAATAGGTCATATTAAAATTTTAGTATGAATGTAAATAAAAAATGAATAATAATAGAAAGAAAAACAAACAAGATACAGGATGGAGAAAATAAATATTTATATCTTGGATATGGTGGTGGAAAAATATATGAAGAAGTTAAAAGAGATAAAGATAAAAACGTTGGTAAAACTATATAAAAAAATAGGAGGAAAATATAAAGAAATTAAAAAAGAGATTGTAAGAAGAAGAAGTTCGTATATGGATTATGAAATATATACAAATATGAAATATACAAATTAGCGGAGAATATGTTATTTGAAGAATTATATATATTAGCATATCTAGAAGCGTTGGAGGTGGATGAAATATTAAAAGTAATAGTAATGTGAAATGGATATACAGATTGTTATGGTTATATAGATGTCGAGTATAGGATACAAATATTTGAGAATTTTGAACATAGTATGACAAGAAGTGAATATAACAAGATTTAACATCCAGATGAAAAAAGATAAATAAAAATATCAAGAATAAAGTTCTTGATATTTTTTAATACAATACGATATAGTAGAATAAAAAAATGAAAAACAAACAAGAAACAAGATACAAGATAAAGATGGAAAAACTTAATATTTATATCTTGGATATGGTAGTTGAAGAGTATATGAAGAATATAGATAATTTAGTAGAACTGTATATAAAAACAGAAGGAAAATGTAAAGAAATTAAAGAAGAGTATATGAAGAGGATAAAAAAAGTGAATATAGACAAGTTGGTAAAACTGTATAGAAAAAAAGGAAGAAATAAAGAAATTGAAAAAGAGATGGTAGAAAGACGTTCAGATATGAAGTATGAAATATACTCAAGTATGGAATATATAAAGTGGTTATTTGAAGAAAGAGAGATAAAAGAAATAGAAAAATGTAGGTATTTCATAGAAAGTGTTATAAGTGGAATTGAAAACATTGAACAGATAAAATATATATGGGGATGTATGAATTCAAGAGAGGCATATACAGTAGGAATGGAGAACTTTATATATAAATTAGCGGAGAATATGTTATTTGAAGGATTGTATATATTAGCATATCTTGAAGCGTGGGATGTAGATGAAATATTAAGAAAGATAGTAGCATATAATTGTTTTACAGATTCTTATGGTCATATGGATGATGAGTATAGAATAAAAATATTTGAAGATTTTAAACACAGTATGACAAGAAGCGAATATGACAAGATTGAATATCCAGATGAAGAAATAGATTCAGATGAAGAATAAAATAAATAAAATATCAAGAATAAAGTTTCTTGATATTTTTAATACATTATGATATAAAAGAATAAAAAAATGAATAATAAAAAAAAAAGAAGGAAAACAAACAAGATACAATATACAAGATGGAGAAACTGAATATTTATATCTTGGATATAGTAGTGGAAGAGTATATAAAAATGTTAAAGGAGATGAATATAAATGAGTTAGTTGAATTATATTGGAAAACTGGAGAAAAATGTAAGGAAATTGAAAAAGAGATGATAAGAAGAAGTTCAGATATGAATTATGAAATATACTCAAGTATGGAATATTTGGAATGGTTATTAGAAGAACAAGAAATAAAAAAAATAAGATATTATAGGTATTTCATAGAAAGTGTTCAAAGTGGATATAAAAATATTGAACAGATTGAATACTTATGGCAGTATGTTGATGTTTATGATGTAGGAATGGAGGAATTTATACATAAATTAGCTGAGAATATGGATTTTGAAGCATTATATGTATTAGCATATCTTGAAGCGTGGGATATAGATGAAATATTAAAAGTAATAGTAATGTGGAATGGTTTTACAGATTGTTATGGTCATATGGATGACGAATACAGGATAAAAATATTTGAAGATTTTCATCATAGTATGTCAAGAAGTGAATATGACAAGATTGAATATTCGGATGAAGAATATACAGATTCAGAAGATGAAGAAACAGATAATGAATAAAAAATAATAAAAATATCAATAAAAGTTTATTGATATTTTTTTAATTATTATTATTGGTTAAATATATAAATGATAAATGATATATTAAATAAAATACATATTTGGGCGGATAAATCGATAGTAGATGAATTATTTGTGTTTGTTATTATTATAGCGGTTGTAGAAGCGTGCGCTCAAAATACGTTAAAGAACAATGACAACAATAAATACATAGTAGGATTAGTGATATATGTATTGGTAGGATATTTATTACATTACACATATCAAAATTATCCATTGAGTAAAGTAAATGTTATGTGGTCGTGTTTAAGTATAATATTAGCAACTACTTTAGGATACTTAATTTACAATGAAAGTATAAACAGTTTAAAAATAGTATCGGTTATGTTAGCAATAGGTGCTGTATATTGTTCTTATAAAGCAGAATAAAAAGAATTTAAATAAAAAAAGAATAAAAGTAAAAATGGAGTGTGAAATGACATATCAGGAAGTATTTTTTAAACAATTTATACAAATGCTGGGTAATTTCGCAGCATTAACAATTAGTGTTGGTGTTGGATATCCATTATTAAACTTTTACAAAACAAGAATGAAAACAAAAGAAGAGAATGAGTATTCGAGTGATACAGAAACGGAAAAAGAGTAAATAAAAATATCAAATAAATATTTTGATATTTTTATTAATTTAAACACAATTATAAAAAAATGAAATGGATAAAATAAACTATAACATATACATAGATATTTATGTTGAATATAATATAAAGAATAATAGAATAGATGAAATATACAAATGTTATAATAAAACATCAAGTAATTATATAAAAAATAGAATGTTAAGAGCATTAGATGAGATAATAAAGAAAAAGAATAATAAAACAAAATATTATGAAAAAATATATAAAATAATGATTGATAGTATAGAAAAGTCAGAAGATAAAATAATATCATTTATTATACCAGAAGTTAAAAGAGTATTAAGAGAAAATTTTGATGAAATATACATACATAAAAACTATATATTTAGGCTAGTTGATTTATTGAATGATTATATAAAGAATGATAAAGTTGAAAACATATATAAATTAGCAAAATCGAGAATAATGGAGAGACAAATGTTGTTTAAAATATTAGGGAATTATTATAAACAATGGCAAGATAATGAATTTATAAAAAGATTATATGATGAATTTTATTGTGGTGAGTATATGAAAACAGAAGCTGAAAATATAGAAGTATTAGGAGAATATATATGGAAGAGTGATTATAATGAATGTAGATATGATACAATGTATAAAATTTTTTATATGCGTAGAAATGAAATGTATGGATGGGAGAATACACATAAAGATAATATTATGAAAATGATTAAAAAGTCTGAATATAGAATGAACGATTTTAATTTTGAAAGATTATCAGACGAAGATAATAGATTAATAAATCTTTACAAAGATTCAGAATGTTTCATATATGAAGAATATCAGAACTATATTAAAGAAATAGGTTTAGGTGGATGTCAAATATATTCTAGAGAAGAAATTGAGAGAATTGAATATGATAATAATTATGAATTTGAATATTATAATAGTTTTGATAAAAATGATAGTGAATATTCAGATGAATATTACGATGAATATGACGAACAATAGCATATCAAGAATAAAAAATGAATAATAAAAAATTTTTATAATAAAAACAATACATTATAACTATGGAGAAAATTAATAATACTTTAATATCATATATAAAAGATGAAGAATTTTATAAAAATATATTACAAAAACATAAAATAAACATATATTATTTTGAATTACTAACAAAAATACATACTGATAAAAAATTTAAAAAATTAAGTTTAACGGAAATTATAGAAAAACGAACAAAATACAAACACGAATTTATAAATTATATTAAAGTAAATTTAAAAACAAACTATTCAAAAAAACTATTATTTAGATTTATTACAAATGTTATATGTACGAATATTTTTGAAGATTTAAATTTAGAATTAATGGATTTATTAGACTATAAATTTATGAATGATTTATGTATTAAAAAAAATAAACAATATATGTTTAGAGAAATTTTAAGATATTATATTTATAAACGTGATGAACAAAATTATGAATTATTAAATAACTTTGCTACCGGATATATCTATATACATTATGTTTATTTTTATAATGTTATAGATACAAAAAATAAAAAAATGATTAATATAATGTTTAATAAACTCTATACATATTTAGATAATATCAATATTGATATAGTAGAATACAATGAATTGAAAGATTGTATAAAAACGTTAGAGTATTATAAAGATATTGTCGAACACGACAATGTTGATATATTAATTGATAAGATTAAAAAGAGTTATATTAAATTTTTACAAGTGAAAATACAAAATACTGATTTTTTTGTGAGTGATGACGAAAGTGATAATTATTACGAATAATATCGTTTAAATGTTTTTTATTTATATGAAAAAATATCAAGAATACTTTTTCTTGATATTTTTATTTTAATTTAAAGAAATTATTACGGAATATTTAATAATAATAAATTAAATCAAATGCTTCAGCATTTGAACCGTGCTAACGCACGGCGGCAGGTTTATTGTTGTTATTTTTTTAACCATAAATGTATATTAAAAATACATACCAGCGTTTTATGTTTTCGTTAATAATATTTAAATAAGTTTTATATTATAATTAATTTTTGTGATTATGTGATTATGTTCGTAATTCAAAAACTATTGACTCATAATCAAATTTTTACTTTTTTGAAATGGGCTCAATAGTTTTTGAATTACGAACATAATCACATAATCCCAAAAATTCAATAAAACGAATACGCTGGTATGTATTAAATATTCATTTTTAGATTATTAACAAACATTCCTGCACTTCTGTTAGTTCTTCCATAATCATCACAACAACCTTTCTTATGTTTTTTCTTACAACTTTTACATATAGTAATTTTATCAATGATATAATTAGGATTTACTTGACCAAATGTTCCGTGGTCTAACTTTGATACTTTTTTATCAAGCCACATTTCAAAGTTTGATTTTATTTCATTTAAAGGAATAACAGTTATCTGACTTTTTCATCTTTATTACTCTTTTTTTAAAAAAATTAAAAAAAGAATTTAAACATATCATTCTTTCATATTAAATAAATCTTGTTTATAATAAATAATAATTTTAACAGTAAAAGATAAAAAAAATTGATTTTATTTTTAATTTATTTTTAATAAATTATTTTTACAATGGAAAATGATGTTTTTATCCCACACCGAAAAGTTAAAGAAATACTTGGAATCTCCGACAACACTGTTAGGAGGTGGGCAGAAAAAGGCCTTCTCCAGTTTATTTGGTCTCCAAATAACAAACGCATGTATTCGACGAATTGGATATTACAAATGCAAAATCAACAACCAAACCAATCAATTAAATCTTCAAACCTACAAAGCGTCCTTGGAAAAAACAATCCACAAGCAACTAAAACTCCAAGAAAAGGAGCCATCTATGTTCGAGTTTCATCTCCAAAACAAAAAGACGATCTTGAACGACAAACAAATTTTTTACTTGACAAATATCCCGACTACACAGTCTTTAAAGACGTTGGGTCTGGAATCAATTTTAAAAGAAAAGGATTGTTGTCTTTACTCAAACATAGCCGAAAAGGACTTATCTCTGAAGTTGTGGTTGCCTCTAAAGACCGATTATCAAGAATTGCCTTTGAACTCATTGAATGGGTGCTTTTACAAGACTCTACAAAAATCGTGGTTTTCAGAAACCAGTCTCCAAACACATTTACGTCCAACTACACAGAACTACAAGAAGACCTTCTTGGAATCATCCAAGTTTTTTGTTGTCGATGGAATGGACAACGACGCTATAAAAATACCTGATTACACTTTTAAATCTTATAAAATTCTTTTAAAACCAACCACTCTTCAAAAACAAAAACTAAACAGTGTTTGGAATTCATATAAATACACTTATAATGAATGTGTTAGATATCTTTATACTCTTAAAAGTAAAATAAAACAATTTATAAAACAACATCAACGACCTTATACAGAAGAGGAATTTAATGAATTAAATGAACTTTATTTTAAACAAAATGAAAAACGTATTCGTAATGTATTAGTAACTGAAAAAAATAACAAGTATTTTAAAAATATAAAGAATCAACACTTGTTAAAAACTGCTAAATCCATTCGACAACAAGCAGTATTTGAATGTGTTTATAGGTATAAAACATTAAAAATGATGAGACAACAAAATAAAATCAAGTTGTTTGAATTCAAGAGAAAAAAAGAAGACCATCGTAAAACAAGAACTATTAATTTAGAAAAATCCAATTTAAAATACGATACTGAAAAAGAAGAATTAACAATATTTTTGAATGGAAAAAAAGATACAAGTTATAAAGATACAACAATGAATTATTATTATAGAAAGAAAAATAAAAGAATATTAGAATCGACAATGAAGACACAATCAAAACTACAAATAACGCCGAGTGGAAAATACTATTTAATTATAACATTAAAAGAAGAAATTAGAATACCAAAACAAAAAGAAAAGAAATTAGAAGTGGTTTCTATAGACCCCGGAATTAGGACTTTTTATACGTGCTATGATATGGATAAAGTATATAAAATAAAAGCAGATTTTAAAAAAGAACAAATTGAACAGGACTATTTAAAAAGAATAATAAACAATGATAAACAAAAACTCGAATGGTATAATAAAAAGATAAAATATGAATTGAATAAAAAAATATACAAGACAATAGAAAAGAATATTGATAAATCAGAAGATGAGATAGTTAGAAAAGTGAATGAAATAAAAATAAAAAAGACTAAGAATATGATGAATATAACGAGAGAGATAAGAAAAAGAATAATACAAATAGAAGAGAAAATGAAGAACAAAAGAAAGGAATTTGGACATAAAGTAAGTAGATTTTTAGTAGATAAATACGAAACAGTAGTGATAGCAAAGTTAAATGTAAAAGATATGGTAAAAAAGAGAAAATCAGTGTTGAGAACCAAAACACGGAGGGATTTTTTATCAATCGGACATTCAAATGTAATTAGTAAAATTGAAGAAAAGGGGAGATGGTGTGGAACAAAAGTATTGAATGTAAATGAAAGATATACATCAAAAACATGTGGGCGATGTGGGATTGTAGATAGGAAATTAGGAGGGAGTGAGTGGTATAAGTGTAAAAAATGTGGAGTGGAAATGTGTAGGGATGTGAATGGAGCTAGGAATATTTTACTAAGAACGATTGAAGTGTTGGATTGAAAAAAAAAAACTGTGATAGACAGTGTAAAAAGGCATTGCTGTTAGCTTAGACCTTGGTAGAACGGGGGAATTCTAATTGTAATAGAATGACTAACAAAGATGAATAAAAAACTATCGGAACGGAGAAATACAATAAATTTTAGATATGATGAAGATATTATGTATGGAGCTTTTCAAAGTTGTAAAATTGAAATAATTGAATTTTTATGGAAAAATAAAGATGAAATTGGATATTTTAAATATAACAAAAATGATATTATAAGTGGAGTTTTACAAGCGATATATTATAATGGTGATGATGATGATTTAGTATTATGGTTTAAAGATAATATGCATATTTTTGATATAAATGATGACGAAATTAATTATGACGATGTTGATGATATGTAAAAAAAATGAATAAATAAAAATAAATAAATCTTTCAAACAACATTAAAATGGAGTTGAAAGATTTATTAACTGATTCATTTTTTATTGATTTCTATGATTTTGAAAATGATGAAAATTTGATTCAAGTAAAACAAGAATTAAATTATTTAATTTATACAGATATGAGATTTTTTAATTATTTCAATCAAACAGTAGAACATTTTCAAAATGAATGTAATATAAATATTAATAATGAAGATATGGAATATTATAAATTACCAATCTATATATTGGAAAAACCAATAAAAACAAAAGAAGAAATTGTATTGATAAATGAGAGAAAAAAACAAATATATAATTTGAAATTAAAAATGCAATTAAAAGATGAATATCGTAAATTGCAGATTAAAAATATAGAAGTAAAGATTATATATACAAGTTGTATTTTTGGTGGTAATATGAATAAAAATGTTTTAAAAAATCAATGCATAGAATATTTACAGAATAATAGATTAGAAAGATTGGAAAATAAAAGTTTTGTATGGTATATGGAAAAAATTTGTAATATACGTTTTGAAAATTATCTTATTCATTATTTTCTAAAAAATAAAAAAAATGATTTTTAAAAAAATTATTTAAAAAAATAAAAGGATAACATATAAGAAATATTCAAGATGACTGATATCAAAATCAAATTTCAACTTGGTGATACTGAGATTGAATGTGTTAAAAATGAAGTTTTGCAAATGGGACTTGTTAAAAATATGATTGAAGATATTGATGATGAAATTGTTATTCCATTGGATTTAAATGAAAAAACATTTTCTAGTATTATTGAATTTAACAAAACTCATTTAAATACAGATTTTACAGAAATTAATTATGAAGATATTGAATATGAATTTTCTAACAATGATTTCGATTTTATCAAAAAATTCGATTTTAATGAAACTATTACATTGATGAATGCTTGTGATTTTTTGAATCATAAACTTTTGTTGAAATTGGCTATCCAGCATTTCACGACATTAATGACAGATGAAAATAAAGAATGGTTAGAAAACTATATTTGTGAAAAATACAAGGACGAAAATAAAGAAGAATCTGATAATGAAGAATCAGATGACAATGATAACGATAATAATTCTGATGATGAATAAAAAAAAATAATAATAAAAACTAAATTAAAAAATCAACTATTAATATTAATAGTTGATTTTTTATTATTTTAAATATGATAATCTTTTGAACCATATAATTTGTATTTTTGTAATAAATTAGTGTAATTTAATAAAACAAACATAAGAGTATCATGACTAGAT